CTAGTTATGAAATTACGAGGGAAGGCGGCGGCTTTAGCTGTTACTTCTCCCGCCTTGCCGGTAGCACCAGCGATCTTCGATCCCACTTGTGCGGTTTTCTCGATTGCTTTGCGTGTACCTTTTGCAACGAGTTCTGTGGGTTTGGATGCAATCGCCCCACCCTTCTCTATCGCATTGGCGAGTTTGCCAAGTCTTGCAGATTTTAAACCAATCGATCCTAATTTTGCGACTTGCCCAGCAACAGGTACAAGCATGGTGGGATCGACAAAGTTTGCACCAAAGCTGACAAAGTCCCTACCTTCTTCATCGAAGGTTTCGAGCATGGCTGTGCGTACATTTTGATTATAAAGAAAGTTATCCTTATACCTCTCGTACTCTCTTTTCATCTCCTCCTCATCGGAGTAGAAGTTATCCATTGCCGCCCCGCCTAGAGTTTTAGCGAATCTACCAAAGTCCTCTATACCTACCTGGAATACACCTTTTAATTCCTTTGCCCCTACTCCACCACTAAACAGTTGCTTGATCGCACGGCCTCCTTCCTGGGCAAGTGTACCTGCACCGGTTAGGAATGAATCGGTAAAGGCTGAAGTCTTTTCTCCGATTGATCTACTGTCCTCCTGTTTTCTACGAGTTACATATTCATCGAATGATTCAGGAGTGGATGCCAGTTCCTCGTCTAGTCTGCGAAGCTCCGCTTCCGCTTGAGCCTGCGTCATTGGGATACCATCATCCTCGGCGAGTCCGAGTTCCTGATTTAATTGTCTTAACTCAGCGAGTGCTTGTTCTTGGGTAAGCATTACAGTCCTGCCCTTTTACTGCGTAATTGTTTTTTTCTTTCTATCTCATCAAGTATTGATTGAGAAGCTGGAGCGGATGAAGATTGCAAATTTTGTTGGTCTATGAAATCCATTGCCTCTTTTTCAGTCTTAAACTCCAAGCCCTGTTGAAATGCTATTCTTTCAGCATTTATGATTTTAATAGTTTTTTCGTACTGCTCTTTAATCCTAATTAAATTTCTTTTAAGTGTTTCAGGTTTTTGATTTGGGTCAATCGATCCTAATGAGGCATTAAGCTGTTTTAACTCCTTTTCAGAAACATTACCTAAAGCACCACCAGTTTTACTAGCTTCGCGCATATCGCTTAATCTTTTAAATCCTACGCCTGAGGTGACAGTATCTAAAGCAGCTCTTAAATCTAACGCATCAGTACCAGGTATTTTGGATAATGCTAAACCCATTACTCCAGTAGAAAATCCATTAATTAAACCTAGTGCATCATTAATTCCTTGAAGTGTGGCCTCTTCATACACCGGTTCAGGCGGAGCAGGTGGTGCAGGCGGGTTTTTTAGATCATTCAATTTAATCCGATCTGTTTCATTAGCTATAAGTTTTGATTCATAATCAGCTAATTCTTTAGGACTCATCGGCTTCGGCTGATTTCTTTCAATTTGTTGATCTATTTGTTGGGCCATAGGTAGAGCCTTATCGATCGGTTGACCCTGTTCTATAGCTCTTTGTATAAACGCTTTTGCTTGTTCAGACACTACAAACTGCTCGACTGGTGGTGGACTAGGAAATGGACTAGGGATGCCATCCTGATCGACTGGATAGGTAGGCTTTCCCATAAAATTGTAAAAATTTTCAGTGTCTTTCCGGTTCTGCTCTGCCAGTAATCGATCAGCTTGAGTATTTTGCATAGCTTGATTCATCATGGCCACCTGTTGGTCGCTAACTTCAGCGTCTTTGTTAAATTTATCCACTTCCAGATTAAATCTATCCAGGTTTAGCTTAGCCTGCGTGACTTCAGGATTTTTAGCCATAGCATTGACTAACTCAGGTGGAGCATCAGGGAATAACATAGTTAAGCCTTGAACCATTTCTTGCTTCTTTTTTTTCTTCTCCTGCCCCTGGAAGAAACCAATCGCCGCTTTCTCTATAGCCTTCCCAAATGCTTGGTTCGCTTGAGCTTGTGCCGCCCCTGCCTTCTGAAACGCTGAGAAGTCCATTCTCCCCAACCCTGCCTGTACTGTATCGCCTATCGCCATGTTAACTTCTCCCAGCTAAGTATCCGCCTATTATTGTGCCTGCCGCTCCCATTAATCCACTCGCCATACCGCTTGCCGCTTGTTCGCGAGCCGCATAAGTGTTTGCCAGGTAATTCTGCTGGTTTGCATTCTGCTGTAAGCCGATGTTTACACCAGCATCAGGATTGATTCGAGTGATTGATTCCTGTGGTATCCCGAACATGGCCGCCCTTTCACCATAACCTTGCTTGGTGTAATTACTGCCACCTCGAAGTAAGGCCAATGGATCGACTGATGTCTGCTTGTTTAGATTAGATGCATACCCACCAAACTTCATCGCATCTTCTCGATTTTCGCCTATAATTTTTCTTAAATAGTCTTCCCGGCTCATCGCCTCGGCCGCAATCGCCGCATTATCCATTCCCCTGCCTCGAGCCACCAATCCCTCCCGAGCTGATTGAGTTGCCCGCCTTCTCATTTCAGGAGACAGGTCTGTTATCTGTGACTCGCGAAATGCCTGATCAGCCATTTCGTTGGCCTGCTGGAGTCGGGCCTGCATGAGTGGGTCGGCTGATCGATATGCCTGGGTAAAATCAGCACCCATCCGGTTAAGCATGGATATATCGGTTTCAGCCTGGCGTTCTGCCATCCTACCGCCAAAGTCCTGTGCCCGCCTCGCCGAATATTCGGCCATATCTGCCATCGGGTCCATAGCCCGCTGGGCAAGATTTATTTGATGATCCTGATACTGGGGGTCATACTTTTGGCGTACCTGTAACATTTGATCCTGTAGCCTGGGATCAGCCATGGCACTTACATAATCACGGGCAGATTTTCCGACATTAAAAGTTGGCATGGGAGGTGGGTCTTCTCCTCCCCCAAAAAGTTGTGGTAAGAAAAAGGATGGAACCCCTGAACTATTTACCGGTTCACCTGCTCCGCCTGCATCTTTTAACATCTGAGCCTCATCTGCATTAATGTACGCTAGGGACTCCCCTGCTGGTGCTTCTGCATTAAGTATGGCGGCGGCCTGACGAAGTGGGTCTTCAGAAGGGTTAGGAATATTAACCTGTTCTTGAGGTTTATATAATTTATCTAAAATATCCATTTCGGTTTCCTATGTTTTGATAATGTAATTTAAAATGATCGTAGGCTGGACATTGTTATGTGCTTGGTCGCCACCTGTATCGCCTGTAGTTACTCCGGAAAGACTTATGTAACCAGCCCCACCTGTTCCGTCTGCACCTCTGCCATTGGCTATGCTGTGACTGTGATTATGTTCAGGCATTTCAGATTCTGTAAGGGTATGCTCTTGTGCCCCGTTTGCACCTCTTCCTGAGTCACCAGGATTTCCATTATTGGCTCCTAAAGTTTGGCCGTCTAAGTTGGCGGCTGAAAGGCTAGTCAGTCGATTAGATCGCCCACCCTGGTCCACATCAAGCCCTGCAATCACCCGACCCCGAATATCGGGGGCATTAAAGGTAGTAGTGGCTCCTGATTGATCGGTGGTCCCTGGATTGTAGGCTGTTCCCCCATAGGTATTACTAATCACTGCATGAAGGTCGCGATAGTCGAAAGTGTTTAAAGACCTACCATCGCAGATTAAATAATCAGGGATAGGTGAAGTCGCACCTGGAGCATTAGCACCGGCGTAAGGTAGTATCGTTCCTGTAGGCATAAGTACACTAATCGCAGTGGCATCAAGCTTGTCGGATGTGATGGCGCCATCTTTGATGTGGTCAGTGTCCACTGCTCGGTTGTTATCTGTAGTCGCATCTGATTTTAATTCGACTGCACCAATGCCATTTTCCGGAACTTTTAAATACCCGCCCGTAGCGTCTACCTGTATGGTGGTGTCATCCGCTGTATTGTTTGACCCTGTGATAAACTGAGCCTGGTTCGCGATATTCATTAGCTTGCTCGCGGTTACTTGATTGCCTGATGCGAAGGTTTGCCCTGAAGTTAATATAGCCATGATTATATTTTCCTATGAAATAGATGTGGTGGATCGGTCTGAAATTCTAGCATCTACCCTGACCGCACGAAGGTTTGGCCTTCCTGTTGTCGGTTTAAAATCTGCCTGAACTCCAAACCCTTTTTTATTAATTCGAAGGCGAAGAGATGCATCCTCGCCACTTAGTAAATTATTACCGAGTACAGATGATATGGAAGTTGATGTGGTTACACTGTCCGGGTCTTCTGTTATAAATTCAATACTCCCATCACTAGATATATCTTTGTGGCTTTTGAGATGGAATTCACCCCGACTAAATGTTTTACGATCTAATTGGTCCGCATCGTATTGGCGAGTAATCACCTGACTGATCACATCCAGACTTTCATTATCTGAAGATCCTGCGGTTAAGCTTACAACATCGCCACCATCTCGTGCGTCTACTTTATGGAGGCCACCTTCTTCGGTGGTGAGGTAAAGAGCATTTTGGGCACCTTCTCGACCCACCAATAACTCACGGATCGCAAAGTCCTCTGAGTCTACCGAGTCAATGCTTTCGAAACCTTGGTTTATAAAATTATACACGATTAATGTATTAAGCTTTGTCGCGTTTCCTGCACCAGGTGTAGAGTCCAATGGTACTGCTAGCCAATATCTGTTATTAAAATACACTCCGCATGAGAGGTGGGCGTAGTCCTGATTTATGCGATCTATGTAGGGCTGTATAGTTTCGGATATGGGTATGCCTGTTCCTCGTAAGTTATAATTATCTAAAAATTCCACAGAATAAATTCCTTGGTCGGATAGGAATAAAATCTTATTCGCCACCTGGACGATTGATTTGCGGGCCGATGCACCAATTTCTGAGGTGACCACATTGGTTTTTACATCTGTAAGAGATCCACTGACACCTGTCAAAAGGTGGATGGATTTTCGGTTAAATGCAACAATGCTGTCTTGGGTAAATGGCTGGAGGCCGACCAGGTAATCGCTTTTACCGGAGGATACCCTGAATTGGTTGCCTATTCGATCAAATGTGTTTTCGTCTAAGATATCTGAAGCCGCAATTTCATCGCGTACATTCCTATCCTGTGGGGCTGTTGCACTGGTGTACCAGTAAGGAACCCACAGCCTACGCTGGTGAAACTCGCCCCAGGGGGCGGCTGGCATATGAATAAACCCTTTGCCGATTGCCAGTTGGCGGGATGCGGTTAGAGAGGCACCCGAGGTTTCATCTTCTACACCTAAATTAAATGTAAATTGATCAGCGGTTGGGGTACTAGTGACAATCGCCTTCTGGTTCACGAATGAATCAAAAGGTGAAGCTCCTGCTCTAATGGTTATCTCATTACCGACTTCAAGCCCATGATTTACCACATCCATAGTAACCACTCCATTGGAAGAGGTTGTATTGGTATCGGTTAAATAGACCGGTGCAGTATAATTTCCATTGGTGACTCTTGTAAAATCATCAAAATATTCCGCCTGCGCACCCGATACATTAAAGGCCGTAATAGTCTGAGATGTTGCCATTTCCACAGTAAAACTTGTAGTGGTGGGAGTGGACTTAATTTCGTAGCAATTATTAGGATTATTAATCCATCCACCCAATCCAGTAAGGGTAACAAAATCCCCAGCACTTTTATTGTGGGCTGATGTTGTGTTAACCGTAATAACCTGACCCGATTGGCTGGCACTAGATATAGCGATATAATTTATCGCTGGGGCGGCAAACAATGTTGTTTTCTTGGTTCGGAAAATAAACATTTTATCGAAACCCTGAGACATATCTACCGGTCCATCTACAGTTTCACCACCACCCTCGTAACGACATTTAAAAAGAGCAGAGTCTGATAATCTTACGATGACTGCCACATTATTAGTGGCGGAAAATATGTAATCCTCAGAGTTGGATGAAGCATCAGAATAAACAGCCGAACCATAAACCGCATTTACACCACTATCATTAAGAATAAAATCTAGAGTCGTGCCGATAGCATCATCCGCAGAGCATACTGAAGTATTAGGCTGAGACTCATCCTGTAGAGTAAATGCCTGAACATCAGATCCTGCATTAGCGAAAGTTAAAGTTTTAGTCGTAAAATTAACTGTGCTTAAAGTATGAGTTCCATCTACGGAAGGATCTACATCATCGATGGTAATATTATCGCCAGGTATAAAACTTAAACTGGGAGTGTCATTGAGAACAATAGTAGTGATTCCCTGTGATCGCGATGCTGACAAAATAATATATGGCACTCTAATACTGGCCTCACCGGTAGTGATTGATCCGAACAGAGTGGATAGACCTTTCCGAGGTTGCCAGGTGCCATCTTCATTCATCCGGCCATTTTTGGACAGAGCGACCTCCCCGGGCTTCAACTGGTTTGGCCTCAGACGCGCATTCATCCGCAGAAAGAAAGTATCCCCTTCTGTCACGAATGGATCGTCTAGTTGTCCGTATGATCGGTAGCGGCTCACTTCTTATTCTTAATTTCCTGGTAAACTTTGATCGTCATGTAGACGATGGTTATGGCACCGGCGATGCACCCGAATAAAGAGTCCAGGGTGGCAAAGCCAAAAGTGGCTAATGTGCCTCCCATTCCCGTCATGGATACGCGGTCGATCATACTCATTTATCGTCTGTGAGGCGATGGCCCGAAATAAAAACCGAGGATGCCACAAAGGGCTGTTTGCCCCATATAGGCGAGGTGTCCCATAGATAGCGTGATGGGGTCTTGGCTTGCGGGGTAACTGATGAGGCCGAACAGCAATTCCGTTCTGCCTTCTCCGTGGGCGTTACTGACAGATACCCACTCGACTGTCGGAAAACAGGTTGAAAGTATGATACAAGTGCAGAGCGTGAACACCCCCATGAAAGCGATAATACGCCTACTAAAACTAGTAAATTCGCTATTACCTCCTTCAGCCAACTGAGCTTGGAGTTTAAGAAAATTTTCGTTTGCACGGCTTTCTCGTGCAAGTTCAAGCTCGTGCTTTTGGCGGCGACTCTCAAAT